TCTTCATGTAATGCCTGGAAACATTCTTGACATGATGGAAGTCTATGATGATCTGGATCAATTTATCATTACTTCCGAGTTTGATGTTCGGACGCTTGGCTACGATCCTTACAACGCAAGAGAGTTCGTTACTCGTTGGGAAGCAGAGAATGGTCCGTTTGGTATCGAGAAAGTGATTCAAGGTGCCAAGACGGAGTCGGTTCCGTTGGGAGAAATCAAGATCATGGCTGAAGAGCGTCTTCTGATCTTTGATCAATCTCTGATGTCTTTTGCGATGGGTAATGCAATTACGTTGGAGGATACAAATGGAAATCGCAAACTTTTGAAGCGTCGTCAAGATGAGAAGATCGATAACGTTGCTGCGCTTTTGGACGCTTGGATCGCCTACAAGCTGAACAAGGAGGCATTCGAGTAATGCCAGATCCAATCAGACGTTATGAATTCCCAGTTCCAATTGTTGCGGTTTGTGTCGTTATTATTACCGTTTTTGTTGTATTGGCATACTTCAATGGATGGGGTTGATAAGAGATTCTGGGATGAGTTGATATTTTTGTGAGAGGAGGTGAAAGATGCCGAGAATTGGCGCGACGTTGAAACACGCCTGGAACGTGTTCACTAATCAAGATATTCGAGAAAAAGCGCGCCCTTACGCCGAAGCGAGTTATTCAACAAGACCAGATCGCACAAGATTTCGAATTCCTAACGAACGATCGATTATTGCTTCTATCTATACTCGTTTGAGCATTGACGTTGCATCAGTTGATATGCGTCATGTAAGAACGGATGCTCAGAAGCGTTATATCGAGGATATTGACAGTGGTCTCAACAATTGTTTGACGATTGAAGCTAATATCGATCAAGGTGCGCGAGCATTTCGACAAGACGCCGCTATGACTTTATTCGACGAAGGAGTTATAGCTTTAGTTCCTGTTGATACGTCGATTAATCCGATGACGTCGGGTGGCTACGATATCTTGACGATGCGTGTCGGGAAGGTTGTGCAATGGTATCCTGAACATGTGCGAATTAGCGTGTTTAATCAAGCTACTTCACAACGTCAAGAGATTACTCTGAATAAAACCGCCGTGGCTATTGTCGAGAATCCTCTATATTCAGTGATGAATGAGCCGAATTCGACTCTTCAACGTCTTCTTCACAAGCTTAATCTTCTTGATGCAGTTGATGAGCAGTCAGCTTCTGGAAAACTCGATCTGATTATTCAGCTTCCGTATGTTATCAAGTCTGAAGCTCGCCGTCAGCAGGCAGAACAGCGTCGTTCTGACATTGAGTTTCAACTTAAGGGAAGTCAGTACGGAATTGCGTATACAGATGGTACAGAGAAGATCACTCAGCTGAATCGTCCTGCTGAAAACAACCTCATGGCTCAAGTTGAGTTTCTGACGGAGATGCTTTACAGTCAGCTCGGCCTGACCGACGAGGTTATGAAAGGTACAGCAGACGAAGCTGCAATGTTGAACTATTGGAATCGTACAATCGAGCCTGTTCTTAGTGCTATGACGGAAGCCATGAGGCGAACGTTTTTGACTAAGACCGCTCGAACACAACGACAAGACATTGCATTCTTCCGAGACCCCTTCCGGCTTGTTCCAATTGGTAACATTGCCGAAATTGCCGACAAATTTACTCGGAATGAGATCATGTCTTCCAATGAGATTCGACAAGTGGTCGGGTTGGCTCCTCATCCAGATCCAAAAGCGGATCAATTGCTCAACAGTAACATGCCGCAAGGTAGTCCAACGCCAACGGGAGTTACTGATCAGAAGGTTCCTGGACTTGACACGATGGCGCAATCATTCGATGAAATTGATGCTGCTATCGAAGAAGCTATGGCTAGTGTAGCTTCAAATGGGAATGGTTCAAATGCGTCTTCTTGATGGAACCATTCTTATGCATGGAAAATCTCCTTATGACCCAGTAAAAGCGCACGAATATTACATACGTACGAGACAGCTCACGGGTCGTAAATTAGGAACGCGAGAAAAACTCACGGCGTTGGATCGTTCTTCAGCTACTAGCTCGCCGTTCTATACCGTTGTATTAAATGGTGAAACGGTTCGGTTGACAAAAGAGCAATTAGCTGAGCAAAGAGCCTATGCGACAAAAAGAGTAGCTCAAATCAAAGCAAGTTTGGCTGATTTGGAAGCTGTGCTTAAAGTAGTTGTTAGGCACGCAAAAGAAAAAGAACTTCAGGCCAAACGAGAAGCTGCTAAACCGGATACCGCAGCAGAAAAGGCGGATGCTGCCAGAGAATCTGCAAAGTATAGGGACAAGCATAGTCAATCGCTTGCTACCAAAAGTCGTCGTGCCGCAGCTAAGGAGACTAAACCTAGTACTTCTACTGCTACGAGAAATCCTGTTGCCGACGTAGAAGCTAAGGTTTCTGAGATAAAAGATAGTCTCACAGCTGCTGTGGCCAATCAGCGTGCTCTAGCTGGCGCCACTCGGAATAGATGAAGGCCGATGATCTAACTTTCAGAAGGAGCTTTCAAAATGGGAGCAGAGGCTACGCCTGACTTTAGCGGTTATGCCACTAAGGCTGGTCTTAAATGCTCAGATGGCCGGACTATCATGCCTGATGCGTTCAAGCACCAGGATCAAGAAGTTGTTCCGCTGGTCTGGCAGCATGGCCACAACGAACCGACCAATGTTCTTGGTCATGCACTTCTCGAGCATCGCGATGATGGCGTGTATGCCTACGGTTTCTTCAACGACACCGAACAGGCTAAGCACGCTAAGACATTGGTACAGCACAAAGACATCAAGTCGTTGTCCATCTATGCAAATGGACTCACAGAGAAGTCAAAGCAAGTCCTTCACGGTTTCATTAGAGAACTGAGCCTCGTATTGTCTGGAGCCAATCCCGGCGCGCTTATCGACAACATTACTTTGGCGCACAATGACGGTGAGATGGTGACGTTGGAAGACGAGGCCATTATTTACACCGGTTTGGAACTCAATCATTCTGAAGCAGATTCTGAGGCAGACTCTGAAGAGGAGACAGACTCGAGCGTTACCCACTCTGTAGAGGAGCCGACTGTTCAGGAGATCTATGACTCTATGACGGACGAACAGAAAGATGTCGTCCATTATATGATTGGCGCCGCACTCGAGAGCTCTACTCAGACTCTCAGCGAAGCGGCTCATTCCGCAACCGAGGAAGATACGTCTACTGAAGAAGAGACAGAGACGGAGACGGAAACGGAGGCGGAACTCGTCCACGCTGGTGACAATAATGAAGAGGAAGGACGACGCATGACTCGTAACGTCTTCGAGCAGGAGAAGGAGGGCTCCAAGGTGGAGGATCACGCCCTCTCTCACGACGCTCTCGTGGGCATTGTTGCCGACGCCAGGAAAGGTGGTTCTCTCAAGGAGGCGTTCGAGGATTACGCCTTCAAGCACGGCATCGACAACATCGATCTGTTGTTCCCGGATGCTCGTGCTGTCACGGATACGCCGGACTTCGATCAACGCCGGATCGAGTGGGTCACCGGTGTCATCAATGGCACCAAGCATTCTCCGTTCTCCCGCATCAAGTCTCTCGTCGCCGATCTGACTTTCGACGAGGCTCGGGCCAAGGGCTACATCAAGGGCAGCCTGAAGAAGGAAGAGTTCTTCGGAATGTCCAAGCGCACTACGTCTCCGAGCACTGTCTACAAGAAGCAGAAGCTTGATCGCGACGATATTCTCGACATCACCGACTTCGATGTCGTGGTCTGGCTCAAGGCCGAGATGCGTCTCATGCTCGACGAAGAGCTCGCTCGTGCCATTCTGATCGGCGATGGTCGTCAGGTCGATGACGATGACAAGATCAAGGATCCCGCTGGGGCGTTCGACGGCGCCGGTATTCGCTCGATCTTGTACGATCACGATCTGTATGCCGCAACAATCACCGTCGACAGTGCGGTCGATCCTGTGGATATCGTGGATGGAATCGTTTCGTCCATGGGCTTCTACAAGGGATCGGGTTCTCCTACGCTTTACACCACTCTTCCGATGCTCACTTCGCTTCTCGTTGCGCGTGATACGCAGGGGCATCGGTATTGGAAGAACAAGCAGGAGCTCGCTTCGGAAATGGGCGTCGCCGATATCGTGACGGTCGAGGTCATGGAAGACGAGCCGGATCTTATCGGCATCATCGTCAACCTTCGTGACTATACGGTCGGCGCTGACAAGGGTGGAGAGGTCAGTTTCTTCGACGACTTCGACATCGACTACAACCAGTACAAGTACCTTCTGGAAACTCGGATCTCGGGAGCCCTTACCAAGGTCCGTGCTGCTCTGGTCGTCAAGAAGGCTGCTGCTGGTTCCACGCTCGTCGCACCCGAGAAGCCGGACTTCGACGGTACGACAGTCGTCGTGAAGACCACTACGGGCGTCGTCTACAAGAACAAGGCAACGGATGCCACTCTGACCACTGCTGCTCCGGTCACTCTGACCGAGGGAGAGTCGCTTTCGGTCATCGCCGAGCCCACTACAGGTCACTACTTCTCGAATAACGTCAGGGACGAGTGGACGTTCACGAATAACACTTAAGGCGGTACGCTCATGGCAAGGTTCTATGGTCGTGTTGGATACGCTTCTACAGTAGAAACTGCGCCAGGCGTACACACTGAGGAAATTATTGAGTATTCATATTTTGGAGATGTTGTTCGAAATGCAAGAAATCTCCGTGAAGGAGAGAATCTCAACCCGAAACTCAGTGTACAAAATTCGATTAGTATTGTGGCCGACGCATATGCTAACGATCACTTCTTTGCCATTCGTTATGTGGAATGGTCGGGGGTTCTATGGACTGTCACAAGTGTGGAAGTTCAGAGCCCCCGCCTTCTGCTGAGATTGGGGGAGGTGTACAATGGGCTCACGCCTGCAGCTGCACCAACTCCTTGAAACGTTTACGCCAAATGTGTATTTCCAGCCACCAGTTAATGTACAACTGAAGTATCCGTGCATTATCTATCGTCGAGATTTCGCTCAAACGGAATTTGCAGATAATCAACCGTGGAAACATACTTTGCGTTATTCGGTTACGATTATCGATCAAGATCCAGACAGTGATATCCCGAGTAAGGTGGCTGAGATGCCCATGAGTTTGTTCAATCGGTTTTTCACCGCGGACAATCTCAATCACGACGTTTACAACGTTTACTTCTAAGGGAAAGGAAGACGAATGGCCCCTTTGACTTGGGACCAGGTCGGTGAGAGACTGTACGAAACCGGTGTAGACCATGGCGTTCTGTACATTCCCGATGCTGCTGGTGTGTACAACAAAGGATACGCCTGGAACGGTCTCACGACAGTCACAGAGTCGCCGTCCGGTGCAGAGCCTTCTCCGCAATATGCGGACAACATCAAGTATCTGAATATCATCTCGGCTGAGGAGTTCGGAGCGACCATCGAGGCGTTCACTTATCCGGACGAGTTTGCAGAGTGTGATGGCACGAACATCGATACTCCTGGTGTCGCTGTCGGACAGCAGGGTCGTAAGACTTTTGGTCTGAGCTACAGAACCAAAGTTGGAAACGACATCGAAGGTGCCGATTTCGGCTACAAGCTGCATCTCGTTTATGGCTGTCAGGCATCTCCTTCGGAGAAAGCCTACGCCACGATCAACGATTCGCCCGAGGCGATTGCGTTCAGCTGGGATGTGACAACGACTCCGGCCCCTGTTACAGGGATGAAGCCGACGTCACTGATTGTAGTCAACTCTACAGTCGTCGATCCAGCCGATCTTCTTTCACTCGAGAATCTTCTGTATGGTCAGGCAGCAATCGAGGCAGCTCTTCCGACTCCGGATGCTGTCATCGCTCTCTTCGCCGGGCCGTAATCTGTAAACAGGAGGCTGGAGAATGCTCACTATTGTTGTGCCTGGCGTCGAAATGTTTGACGAATCCGTTCAAGAATTCGTTACGATTGACGACGTGACTTTAGAATTAGAGCATTCTCTGGTCTCACTGTCAAAATGGGAGCAAATCTACGAAAAGCCGTTCCTTGGTAAAGATGAAAAGACGACTGAAGAGACTCTCGGCTATGTAAGAGCGATGTGTTTGACTCCTGATGTGCCAGAAGAAGTCTTTGCTAAGCTTTCTGAAGCCAATATCGAGGCTATCAACGCTTATATCGAAGCCAAGATGACAGCTACGTGGTTCAATGAGGCTCCTGGAGCTCCACAATCTCGAGATGTTATCACTTCTGAACTTATTTACTACTGGATGATTACTTTTCAAATCCCATTTGAGTGTGAAACATGGCATCTCAATCGTCTATTCACTTTAATTCGCGTTTGTAATATCAAACAAGCGAAGCCAACGAAGATGAGTCGTGGAGAAGCAGCAGCTCGACAGAGAGAACTCAATGCTCAACGTAGAGCACAACTGGGAACTAAGGGTTAGAGAGGAGGTGACATGACAGCTCTCGTTTGGGATGAAGTTGCAGAACGAAAGTATCAAGCCGGTGTTGATCGAGGAGTCTTGTATCTTCACGATGGTACAACAGTTCCTTGGAATGGTCTTCTTGGTGTCGAGGAATCGTCAAATCCAGAATTGAAATCATTTTATCTCGATGGTGTGAAGTATTTGGATAATTTAACTCCAGGGGACTATGTGGGTAAACTCAAAGCATTGACCTATCCCGACGAGTTCGATGCCGTCAATGGAATAGCCTCTCCTGCACCTGGTTTATCGTATCATGATCAACCAGCTCAGAGTTTTAATCTTTCGTATCGAACAAAACTTGGTAATGCTGTTGACGGATTGGATCTCGGATACAAGATTCACATTCTGTACAACATCATTGCTGTTCCAGATTCAATTTCGTTCGAAAGTCTTCAGGGTTCGGAAGTTTCTCCTGTGGAATTTGCTTGGAGTATCAGTGGAACGCCTCCAAAACTCAGTAAGTTTCGCCCAACAATTCACATTTCGATGGATTCGACCAAGACACCTCCCGACATTTGGAAGATGTTGGAAGATAAGCTTTATGGAACAGCCACAACCGATCCTATACTTCCGCCAATCGATGACATCGGTGAAATCTTCGGATTTCTTGGTGCTCTTGTCATTGTCGATTATGGCGATGGTAGATGGGCTGCTATTGATGAATCCGATGCGTATATTACGATGATCAGTCCTACTGAATTCCAGATTGACAATGCGGATGCGACTTATACGGATTCGGTTACCTACAACATCTCGTCCACAAATTACGATGGTTAAGGAGGTGAAATGGCTACCGTAACTGGTTTGACTTCAGAAAGAATGCTCGATATCGAGGGCCAATCTGTTGTTGATGGAGAAGTTATTAATGGACGTCTGATTCTTACCAAACATGACGGCTCGACTATCGACGCTGGTCCTGTCGTAGGTCCGCAAGGTCCTCCAGGAGCAACAGGTCCTGCTGGATTCGGAGCTATTCCTGGAGAAATTCGAATGTGGCCTGGCGGTGCTCTTCCTCCACAGGCGACATATGGTAAGTGGGTCTGGGCGGATGGAGGTGTATATTCGTCTGCTACATATCCACAAGCATCAGCGTATATTGCTCCAGAGTGGAAGACTTTCAACGGAGCTAGCGATCCTGGCGCAGGCAATTTCCGTGTTCCGGATATGAGAGGCTTGACTGCAATGGGTATGGATGCGATGCCTGGTGGAGCTCGAGCCAATCGCACGACTCGTTCTGTGGCAATCGTAATCGCAGGTAGAACTGGTGAGGAATCTCATGTTGTAACAGTGGCTGAGATGCCTACACACTCACATGGAGTCAATGACCCAGGCCACGCTCATTCTGCACTTGTAACAGGTCTATCTCCGTCAGGTGATGCTGGTATGTACGGAGCAAATCAGCCTGGTGATACGCCTACTCGATTCCCGGGGATTCAAGGCTCGGCTACGGGCATTACCATCAATAACAACGGTGGTGGAAATGCCCATGAGAACCTTCCTCCGACTGTCTTTATTCCATATATTGTTTGTCTTCACGGTTAAGGTAATCCCATGAGAATCGAGCTTGCGGGAACCCTTGTTCATCCTGATCCTCTTGTGTTGAGATACGCAACGAACGATCATTTTTACCCCGCAAATTGGATACAGTTGGACTACACTCATTTCGAGGTTATCTGTATCGGAGCCGGTGGCGGGATGGGTGGAGGTATTCACAACAATAATACCAACTATCAATCAAGATATTACGGTGGTGCTGGCGGCGGTGGGGGATATCACAGAGTTCGAGGACTCCTTTCGGCATTACCAATTGATTGCCCCATTATTGTAGGTACTGGCGGAGCAGTAGGAGTTGAACAAGCCACTGATATGAACTCTACAACGAATGGCGGCAATGGTGGATATTCGTCATTCAATACCAATACATGCCGAGCATCAGGTGGTATGGGAGGTAAAAGAGTTTCTGATAATGGTAAGGGTGGTTATCTCTGTGGTGATGGCGGCGACGGTGGTGTAGGAAATCGCACGAACCCCGGCGGTGGCGGTATTGGCGGTACTCCAAACGATCACATGTTTGGTGGTGGCACTCCAGGAGAAGACGGAAACCTTCTATTCGATATTGGTAAGGGTGGTGGAGGAGGAGCCGGAGGTTTTGGAACAATTCGTACTGCTCAGCCGTCCCAACCCGCTACTGCTGGCGGTCGAGGAGCCTATAACCCCTCTGATATGTCCGTATATGGTCCTGGATCTCCTGCCGGTGCCGATGGTCCTAACGGAATCATGGGCGTTATCGGTGGAGGAGCCAGTGGAGCCAAGGCATCACCTTTGAATGGGCTACCTACTGTTTATGGACAATCCAAAGGACAATTCCTACCTGGTCTTGATGGAATCGTGATCGTCAGATTGACGGCGGAATAATCATGCCAGGGATTATCCAGATCACACAAAAAGGATCGTTCAAGAATACCGAAAAATATTTGGAACGACTGTCGAAACTCAAGGTTGATCAAATCCTAAACAAGTATGGCACGATTGGGCAGAATGCTTTGTCCAACGCTACACCGGCAGATACCGGATTGGCTTCTCAATCATGGTATTACTCCATCAAATCCGGCCCAGGATATCACTCGATTCGCTGGCATAATAGTGATACCGAGAATGGTTTTCCCGTTGCGATAATGATTCAATACGGTCATGGGACTGGTACGGGCGGCTATGTGCAAGGTCGAGACTATATAAACCCTGCGATTCGGCCTGTTTTTGATCAACTTGTCAACGAAGTTTGGGAGGAGGTGACTAAGATCTAATGGCGAATGTCGATGACAAAGTAGTAGCAATGAGTTTCGAGTCAAGTCGATTTGAATCCGGTGTTAACAGCACAATAAGCGCGCTTGACAAGTTAAAGGCTGCGCTTCATTTTCCTGGGGCAGGAAAAGGTCTGGATGACATCAGTTCTGCTGCCAAGAGAGTAGATCTTAGTCATATTTCTAGTGGTGTCACCGGAATTCTGAAGGCTCTCGACTCGCTTCGGCTTGTTGCTATTGGTGTATTTGCACAGTTGGCAACACAAGCAGTTAGAGCGGGAGGCAGATTACTTTCTGCTTTTACCTTGGATCCACTCAAAGCGGGTTTTCAGGAATATTCGACGAATCTGAATGCCGTCCAGACAATTCTGGCAAATACCGCAGCCTCTGGAGCCAAGCTCAAGGATGTCAACGCAGCTCTCGACGAGCTCAATACATATTCTGACAAGACCATCTATAACTTCAGTCAGATGGCGAAGAATATCGGTACCTTTACGGCTGCCGGTGTCGACTTGGATACGGCAACTGCCTCGATCAAGGGTATTGCCAACTTGGCTGCTCTTTCGGGTTCGAACGCTGACCAAGCCTCGACGGCTATGTACCAGCTGTCTCAGGCTATCGCAGCAGGCCGTGTAAGCCTCCAGGACTGGAATTCAGTGGTCAATGCGGGAATGGGTGGCACCGTCTTCCAGAGGGCCCTAGCGCAGACCGCAGAGGCTATGGGGACCCTTAAGGAAGGCTCGGTCAAGCTCGTTGGCCCGATGAAGAACGTCTCCATTGCCGGTGAATCTTTCCGTCAGTCTGTCTCAGCAGGACCTGGCAAGAATTCGTGGCTGACTTCCAAAGTTCTAACCGCAACCCTGCAGCAGTTTACGGGCGATCTGTCCGATGCGGAGCTCAAGGCACAAGGATTTAATGACGCTCAGATCAAGGCAATTCAGAGCACTGCAAAAACGGCTATGCATGCTGCTACAGAGGTCAAAACGCTTACGGGCGTTCTCGATGTAGCCAAGGAAACTGCTGGATCAGGCTGGGCGAAGACGTGGCAGATCATATTTGGTAACTTCGGCGAGGCCAAGACGCTCTTCACGAACGTCTCGAATGCCGTCAACGGATTTATCAACGCTAACTCTGATGCTCGAAACAAAGTACTGGCTGATTGGAAAGCTCTTGGTGGTAGAACTGTTCTTATTGATGCTATTCGGGTCGCATTTCACAATCTTGGCCTGATTATTGCTCCTATCAAGGAAGCTTTCCATGATATTTTCCCGCCAGTTACCGGGCAAACTCTTTTCGATCTGACCAATAAGCTTCACGACTTTGCCGAGGCTCTTAAACCAAGCCAACAAACTGTCGAAAACTTGCATCGTACGTTCAAAGGGCTCTTTGCCGTCCTTGATATCGGTAAGCAAATTGTTCAAGGCATTCTTGGCATGTTCGGGAATCTTTTCAGCGCCATTCACTCGGGCGATGGAGGATTTCTGGATCTTACGGCCACTGTCGGAGACTTTCTCGTCAAGATCGACGAATCTCTTAAGAAAGGCGACGCAATTGGGAAGTTCTTCGATAGTCTTGGTGCAATTCTGGCCAAGCCTATCGAATTGTTCGGTAAATTGGCCGGAGTAATTGCTGATTTGTTTAGCGGATTTTCCCCCGGGGGAATTACTGGACAAATGGGCGGCATTGGCAAGTCGCTAAGTCCTCTTCAGAAGATCCTCGAAGGAATTTCGACAGCTTGGCACAATCTTGTTCAAGGTTTCAAAGATTCGGGAGTTATGCAAGCGGCTCTCGATGGTCTGGTCAAATTTGCCCAAGGTATTGGACCTGCCCTCAGTGAAGGTATGTCCAATATGAACTTTGACGCCATTCTGCAGGTGATTCGAACGGGTCTCTTTGCGGGTTTGGTTCTCATGTTCAAGCAGTTCTTGGGTAAAGGATCTTTCGTAGATCAGCTTGGAAGTGGATTTGGCGGAGTGATAAACAACATCAAGGGAACTTTCTCCGCTCTTCAAGGATCTATGGAAGCCTTGCAGACGAATATCAAGGCGGACACGCTCAGGAAGATCGCCGAAGCTATCGCATTGCTGACGGCGTCTGTGGTTGCGTTGTCATTTGTCAATCCTGACAAGATGAAAACAGCAATGACGGGATTGGCTGTTGGTTTTGGTCAGCTTCTTGGAGCCATGGCCATTCTCGAGAAGATTTCTGCAGCCAAGGGCTTTCTCAAGCTTCCGATTATTGCCGCAGGCATGGTTATTCTCGCCGGGGCTATTGACTTGCTTACACTTGCCGTCCTTGCGATGAGCAGACTCGACTGGCAAGAATTGGCTAAAGGTCTCACCGGCGTCGCAGGGCTTCTGGCATCTCTTTCCGCAGCTGTTATTCCATTGTCGAAAGGTTCGGCAGGCCTTGTAAGGGCGGGTGTTGGTATTACCGCCATCGCAATTGCGATGAAGATCTTGGCAAGTGCTGTCAAAGACTTCGGCGACATGAATTGGAGCACTATCGGTAAGGGTCTTGCATCTGTTGCTGGCGGTCTTACGGTTCTGACAGCCGCAATGCGCGTAATGCCAGCTACAGGAATGGTCGCTGCTGGTGCAGGAATCATCGCCATTTCCTATGGACTCAAAGTCATGGCGGATGTAGTCGAGAAGTTCTCCGCTATGAATTGGAGTTCAATTGGCAAGGGATTGGCTGCAGTGGCTGGAGCTCTTGGGGCAATTGCCATCGCTGTAAATCTTATGCCAGCAAACACAGCGGTTACGGCTGCTGGACTTCTGTTGGTGTCTATTGCATTGGGCAAGATTAGCGACGTTGTTATCACAATGTCGGGAATGTCCTGGAGCGAGATTGGAAAAGGCTTGGCTACTCTTGCCGGAGCTTTGACAATCTTGGCGGCAGCTTTGTATGCAATGACAGGAACATTAGCTGGTGCCGCTGCATTGGGCGTAGCTGCAGCAGGCATTTCGCTTCTTGCTGGGGCTATGGTCAAAATGGGGGAGATGTCGTGGACCGAGATCATCAAGAGCTTCGTTACTCTAGCAGCTGCACTTACGGTGCTTGGAGTAGCAGGAGCACTTCTCACACCCGTCGTCCCGTCTTTGCTCGGCCTAGGAGCGGCACTAGTTCTGATCGGCGGTGGATTGGCGTTGGCTGGAGCTGGCATAGCCTTGATTGGGGTGGGACTGAGTGCTATAGCCGTAGCGGGCCCAACCGCAATCGGAATCATGATTCATGCTCTGTCAGATCTCGAGCAAGCGGCGATCGATACAGCCAAGAATCTGGTTCTCGGTCTGCTTCAGATTGTTGAGGAAATTGCGCGAGTAGCGCCTAAATTTGTTGACGCGATTCTCAAGATTGTCGACGCTATGCTTGCGGGAATTGTCAAAGAAGCGCCAAAGATGGGCGATGCATTTACGGCTCTAATTACCGTAGCGCTTAAAGTTCTGCATGATAATCAAGCAAAGATTATTCAAGCAGGATTTGATCTTCTGGTGGCATTACTTAAGGGAATTCGTAATAATCTTCCGGCGATTGTCGATGTTGTAGTAGATATTGTGGTTAAATTCTTTAATTCTGTAGCTTCTAATATTAACAGAATTGTCGAT